TGCCGCCCAAGAGCGCGTTCTGCAGCATGATCGGGGCGATCGCGGTCACCGGCACGCCATTGGACGGCAGCAGCGCCTGCGTGTCATTGGTCCTGACGCAGGGCAGGAGGCTATCGGAAAACGGCACGCCGCTCTCGCCATCGGCGAACCAGGCGCGCCCGCTCATCTGCACGACGCCCAATGGCACTTCCGGCAGATTGTTCGGCTGAGTGTCGCCGGCACCCCACAGCGGTGCCTCGGGAGTGCCGCCCACGACCGTCAACTCGACGCCCATGTTGGTGCCGGTAAGCGGCGGGCTGACCTCGATCTGGGTGCCGCTGAAAAACAACATCGTCGTGCCGGTCAGCAGCGCCGGCTGGGACAGCGTGATCAGATTGCCGCCGGCGGATAGGAGCGTCGTCCCGGGCGGAATGCCGACACCGGATACATCCATCCCGTCCGACAGGCCGCTGGCACTGACCGTGGCGAAAGCGTTGTTGTCGTTCACCGTGATGGCCGCCACGATCTCGGCCGTTACCGCGGAGATTGATACGATGGTCGAGCCGCCCGCAACGCCGGGGCCGCTGATGGCGAGGCCCGGCTGCATCCCGACCGTGTTTGGGTTGCCGGTGATCGTCGTGTCGGAAAAGAAGGTAAACGCCGTGCCGTCGGCACTGACTGTCGCCGGGTTGGAGATCTGAACCTGCTGCCCAATAACCGAGAAGGGCACACCGACGGCAGTGATCGTGGCGGCTTGATCGAGGGTGATCTGCGAGCCGGGGCCGACCGTCAGGACCTGCGTGCCGATAGGAATGCCAGAGCCCTGAACGACCATTCCGACATACATGGCGCTGGTCGAGGGCACGTTCAGAATGATCGCCGAAGCGGCAGTGGTGTCGCCCTCGCTGGCGACCGCCGCGTCGATGACATTGACAATCGTCGTATTTGCCGGGATTCCGGCGCCGGTGACAGTGAACCCGATATGCGCCTCGGACGGCAGCGTTCCAGGCGGAACGCCGAAAATAAAGAGCGGGTTATCGGTGATGACGGTATCGCCAATAAAGACGAACTGCTCGATCGTGTTGCCGGTGATCGTCGCCTCGAACCCGCTAACATCGAACCAGCCGAACTTGATATCGCCGCCGGGGAACCCGGTATGCGTCACCAGAATGCGCGAGGCGACCTGCGCCAGGATCGGCGGAACCCACTTGCCAGTGGTTGGTGGGCTCACCGGAGTATTGGCGGCGGTGACACCGCTGACCGGGGTCCACACTGGTGGATCGACCGAGAGATCGAAGGCAAAGGGTTGGTCGTGGCCTGGGTTTAGGCTGGAAGCGACCATGCCGTAGAGCGTGTCGCCGACGATGATGTAGCCGCTGATAAACCCGGCGTCGGGGATGTTTCCCGACGGGACAATCAGATCGAGCGCGGCGGGGCGGCAGACAAAATTGCCGCGCGTCGTCGGGTCCGGCACCAGGTTAGTCAGCGCCCGCATCCCGCCGCGCGCGATGTTGGTCCCGTCTACAGCGTCACTTAAACTGCGGGCCTGAAAGGTCAGCGGGGCCGGATTGCGGAGCGAGGTGGCCATGTCAGGCTAGTTCGCGCTCTAGGTAGAACAAAACCGCCTGGGCGCGGTCCAGCCTGACTCGCATATCCGCCACAAACGCACGCATCTCCTCAAGAGACTTGCTTTGCTTGATGGCATTCGCCTCCTGAGAGATCACTCGCACATTGGACTGAACATACCCAAGAGATGGGACAAGTCTATCAAGCGAGGGCGACGCTCTCCGAGGCTCCCCAACCTTCCCCCTCTTCAGAGGGACCCCCAAAACAGGACAATAATTTGGGATTTCTATCGCCCTCCAATCCAGATCGAAGGGGACACCCAACTTGGCCGCACGCATCTTTGCCCCATTCACCATATACCGAATGGGATTACGCTCCGCGCTCTCAGCCTGCTTATCTCGATTGTAGCCGGGATGTTCTGTGAACCACGTCTTGGTCGCGGCATACCGAGCCGCCTTAGCTTCCGGCGAAAGCTTGTCTCTTTGCTTCTTATTTAGAGCGCGCTGGCGATCAACCCAATCCGGGTCGGTGGCTCGCTTTTTGGCTGCCCATTCACGATTAGCTTTCAAGTGCCGCTCTGGATTAGCTAGACGCCACTCCGCCGCCTTCTGGCGATTGATCTCCGGGTCTTTGCTGCTCGGCATTGTCGCTACCCCTAGCATATCGGTAGCGACACCATACCAGCCAACGCGATTGACAACAATACCAGCCAACCAGCATGCTTGGTATTTTTGGCTCTACGATATGCCCCGCCCGGCGCCGAGGCAAAGCTGCGGGCATCCAATTGCACGGCTTGACTGCGGTTCCCTTTGTCGTCGGCTTTCTGCAAATACTTGCGTATCCGCGTATCGGCCAACCCGTGCAACGAGAGAGCGCGCTGGTCGTCGCTGATCTCGCACAGCCGGGACGCCAGCTCGGTAATCAGGTATCCCTCGTCGGGGAACCACGGCACCGTCTGCGGATTGACGATGCTCGGCATCTGGCGCTGATAGCGCACCGTCACCGGGTAATTGCTCAGCGGCGGCGGATAGACATAGGCGACCGGGGCGATGCCGAAGAAGACGCTAGCGCCGTCGCGGGCGCGGGAGGTGTCAAGGTCGAGGGTGATCTGGTTCGTCGAGGTGTTGATCACGGTAATGACCGAGCCGGGCTCGATCCCTTCGCCCGCAGCCGACATGCCTACGGCCAGGCCCGACAGGCTCGCGGTCGAGCCGTTTGCGTTGATGATGTTTGAAACCGTGCCGTCAGTGCCGGTGATGTCACCGACAGCCGAGAGGACGATGCGGTCGGTCAGCGGGCCGCCCATGTCGGTCGCCCACAATTCTGGTAGCGACTTGCTTTGGTTGAATTGCGGGTAGCCGTCGAACTCGGCGATGTCGATCGGCGTCATGTAGATCGGCTGGTAGCCCAGCGGATATTCCGGGGCTGGGTACTTGTACCAGACCGAGCCCGAGGCCCCGGTGGCGCCGGACGAGCCGGAGGTCCGCAGGTAGTCGAGGGGAAGTTTAATCGGGCCGCTCCCGAACGTCGAGGTCAGCCCTGGGTCGAAATTGAAGTTGTAGGCGCCGCGGGCCAGCGCGAAATCGTGGTGCTGGCAAAGGTCGCTGAGGATCGCGTTCAGGTTGCGGATGGCGAATGTCGGGGTGTAGCCCGGCACCTTGGCGCGATAGACCGCCTCCTCGATCAGTTCGAAGGCCGTTAACACGATAGATTACCCTTTCTCACATTATCGACGGCAGCCATGACTTGCAGGTTATGTTCAACATGAAGGCCACACACGACCGGAGAAATCAGGGGAACGATATGATCGACGTGGTGCTGTATGCCCGTTTTCTCAGTTAATCTTCGCGCCTCCTTATAGAAGTTACGAATCATCTTTTTGTCTGCCCACGCGGGAGTCGCTAGTTTACGGATAGCCTCGCGGCGTGCGTTGCTCGCCAAAACCCTAGGTTTGTTATTCTTCGCCCACCGAGCCGTCTTCTGCCGGCCGATCTCTGGATTGGCCCTCAGCCGCGCCCGCTCGGTAATTTGTTTTCGCTTTTTTTGCGCCTCAGTTAACGGTGGCTGGCGGCGTGCCCTTATTCTGGCATCAGCCCTTAGTTTTTCACGGTTCCGCTCAACCCAGCGAAGCCTAGCTTCAATCACCCTCTCGGGATGCCTGGCGCGCCACCGAGCAGCCGCAGCCCGCTTTCTCTCACGAGTTTCGGCGGCATCCGGCACGGCTATTCCGCAGCGACGATCGAGAGCCCGGCCGGCCGCTCCTCGGTCTCCTCCTTGGGAGGCTCGCGGCCGTCGACAATCGCTTCCAGGCGAGGGATTTCCTCCTCGTCGAACCGGATCGTGTCGATGATGCCCTGGAGCGTGGCCTGCGCCTGGGTCACCGCATTGATGTCGACGGCCATCGGCTCTGGTTGCGCGCGGCGGGCCTGGGACAGATGCGCGATGTGCGCCTCCTGTCTCGCGATGGCATCGTGCAGCGCCTTCTCGGCCTTCCCCAGCTTCTCGCGGTTCTGCTTCAGCCGCAGCCGGGCAAACGGCAGGTCGTGCCGCGCCTTGACGTAATCCGCCGCGTCTGACAACCGCCCGAACAATTCACGCAGATCCTCCTTAGAGGCGGTGCGGTCCTCCGCCACCTCGTAGGCT